AGGTGCAATGCAACTCGTAAAAAATAAAAATATACAACTTGATGTGTATTCTTCTTGTGCAGTTTATGGAGAAGATTTTAAAAATCAAAATGATAAATATTATCAAGGTTTATATGACCAAGCTAAACAATTACCAAACGTAAGTTACATTGGATATAAACCAAATGAATATATAAAAGAAAATTTAAAAAATTATGATGTATATGTTTATCCAAGTATATGGGAAGAAACATTTTGTATATCTGCTATTGAAGCAATGGCTGCTGGTTTATATTGCATAACAACTAACTATGGTGCTTTGTTTGAAACATGTGCTGAGTTTCCAATTTATATACCTTATTCAGATAATTATAGATCATTATGTCATAAATTTGCTGCGGGTATTGACATAGCTGCTGAAGCAGTTAAGACACCTGAAATACAAGACCATTTAAAATGCCAAATAGATTATGTAAATAGATTTTATAACTGGGATTTAAAAGGTGGTGCTTGGACTAGATTTTTGAAAGGAGCTATAAATGCAAAACAATGAACCCATTTGGTTTAATGGTAATGAAAATACAACAGAAATAAAATTAGGGGACAATAAAAAACCTGTAAAACTATTTGTAGCAACACCCTGTCATAGTGAAGTTAGTATGCATTATGCTCAATCTATATTGGTATTACAACAAGAGTGTATGCAAAAAGGAATCATGGTTTCTTTTTCATTAATTAAATCGTCATTAGTCCAACAAGGTAGAAATTTATTAGTATCAGAGTTTATTAATGCAAAAGATCATTATGATTATTTATTATTTATAGATTCAGATATATGTTTTCAACCTAAAACTATATTTACAATGATTGAAAAAGATAAAGATGTAATAGCATGTCCATATCCAATGAAGACATTTGATTGGAATAAAGCTTGGAATAGATTACATAAAGAGGCTATTGATCAATCAGATCATTTATCTAAATCAGGTTTTACCTTTCCAATAAAAGTAAATAAAAAAGATAGAAATCAATTAACAGTTACAGCTGGTGTAGCAGAAGTATCTCATGTACCTACTGGATGTATGCTCATTAAAAGATCTGTTATAGAAAAGATGATGAAAGAATATCCTCAATTAAAAATTCATCAACCAACCATTGTAAATGGTAAAGAAGTATTTAAAGAAAACTTCTATAATCTATTTGATTGTGTTCATGATCCAGTAACTAAAGAATTCTATGGTGAAGACTTTGGATTCTGTAAAAGATGGTCTGAAATAGGTGGTAAAATACATGCATATATCTATGACTATATTACCCATGTAGGAGATTACCAATATTGTGGTAGACTTTGGGATGAATTACAGTATACTAAACGTATTGACGAAAAAGCTAAAAAATAATAAAGTCAATAATTACAGGTTTTTTACCTGCCTTAAACTATTTTAAAATATATAATTATGGCAATATCACGTATGCAACAACCAAGACAAATGTATGGCCTGGGTAGCCTAGTTAAATCTGTTACCAAGGGTGTTAAAAAAGCAGTAAGCGGTGTAAAAGATTTTGTTAAATCTGATGCAGGTAAAGCTTTAGGTATAGCTGCGTTAGGTTTTGGTGTGCCTGGAACTAGTTTTGGTGGCCTATTTGGTAGATCAGCAGGATCCATGTTTGGTGGAGCAAAAGGATTTTTAGGTGGTTATGGATTTACACCTAGCATGCAAAATTTAGCTGCTAATATAGGATTAGGTTCTTTTGAAAATGTAGGTGGTAATAGAATTTTTCAAGCAAGTAAATTAGGTAAATTTTTAGGAGACAATAAAGCTTTATTAGGCACTGCAGCAATAGGTGGTCTTACAGGATATCTTGCTGAACAAGGTATGGAAGAAGAAGAGATTGAAGCTATTAAAAGAGATCCAACAGCTTTAAGAAATTATTTAGCACAATACTATTCTAATTTAAATCCTAGTGCAAACCCTAGAGAAGTGGATGCATTTGTTGAAACAAATATGTCAGAGTACTCCACACCTTTTGCAACAGGTGGTAGAGCCGGTTTTGCAAATGGTAATGAAGCTAGAACGCTTACTTATGAAGAAGCAAAAGCTATGAATCCTAGCATGTTTATGGACACTACAACTTCTGCGTATGGAGATGCAGGAGAAGGAAGACCTGTACCAGAATTTTTAAAAGAACAAAAATCTTTAAAAGAAAATTTACAATTTTTAGATAAAATAAAAGGAGGTGTATCTCCTAGAACTACAACATATATGTTCAAAGAATATTTAGATAATGCTCTTGAAACAGGTAAAATTTCAGGAGAACAATATCAAAGAATGTTAATGCCATTTTTTGGTGCAGGAGGTGAAAAGATTACTCAAGAAATAGAAGCTTATGATAGAGATGAAAGAGCTTTTGGTGGCCGGATGCAGTATGCTTTTGGAACTCCAGAAGGCAACGCGATTCAGGCATCAGGAATAGAAGGTATACCATTGAATATAAACCCTGCAGGAGCTACAGAATTAGATATGCGAGAAACAGGTGGATTTGTTCCTCCAGTTGGTGTAAAAGAAAAGGCAGATGACATTCCGGCAATGTTATCTAATAATGAATTTGTAATGACAGCAAAAGCTGTTAAAGAATTTGGAGACGGAGACGTTAACAAAGGTGCAGATAGAATGTACGCTATGATGAAAACATTAGAAAATGGAGGAAGAGTTTAATGGCTGAAGTAACAGAGTCGAGAATACTACCACCGGAGTTTATAGAAGCTGCCGGTAAAACATATTTAGATGATTTAAGTAAAGCAGTTGGTGGTTTTAAAGCAGCAGATTTATCACAAACAATGGGACCACAGTTTGTTGCTGGAATGGATCCACTTCAAACTCAAGCTCAACAATTAGCGGTATCTGGTATTGGAGGTTATCAACCTTTCTTACAATCAGCTGCAGCTGGTTTAGGAACTGCTGCTCAAGACATTGCAGCTGCAAGAGGAATGACAGGTCCAACAGCTTATCAAGCTTACATGTCTCCATATCAACAAGATGTAATTGATACTACTTTAAGAGAATTTGATATACAAACACAAAAAGGTTTACCGGCATTGGCAGCACAAGCAATTGGTGCAGGTGCATTTGGTGGTGGTAGAGAAGGTGTTCAAAGAGCAGAATATTTATCTGGAGCTGGTAGAAATAGAGCAGCATTACAAGCACAATTATTACAACAAGGTTTTGGTCAAGCACAACAGTTAGCGCAACAAAATTTAGCTAATCAGCTAAACATAGCAGGAGCACAGTCTGGAATATCTCAAGGTCAATTAGGTTTAGGCGGTGCACAACAAACATTCTTAGGTCAAGATGTTGGAGCACTTTCAACTTTAGGTGCACAAAGTCAGGCTCAACAACAAGCTGAATTAGCAGCTCAACAACAGTTAGCGCAAGCACAATTACAACAACCAATACAAGCAGCACAAACTTATGGTCAAGGCGTTACAAGTTTGATTGCAGGTTATCCTGGACAAACACAACAAACTGTTCAACCTTCACCAACAGCATTACAAACTGGATTAGGTGCGGCTTCAACATTAGCAGGAATATACAGAGCGTTTAATCCTCCTAAAGTAAGTTTATTTGGATAATATGAGTAAAGTATTTAAAAGACCAATGTTTAGAAAAGGCGGTGAAGTCGGAGGTGGCATCACTAGTGGTTTAAGAAGTAATTTTGAAGTAGGTGGTTCTGCAAGAGAAAGACTTATGAAAGTCTATGAAGACTATCCTGTACAAAGTGTAGATCCTTTATCACAATTTTTAATACAAGGTGGATTGAATCTAATGTCTGCAACACCTAGAGGTGGTACACTAGCTACTGCAGCTGAAGCATTTAAAGAACCAACATCACAATTGTTTACAGGTTTAGGTGCAAGAGATAAAGCTAGAAGAGATATAGCGGTATCGGGTGAAATGTTAGATATCGAAGGAGACATTAAAAAAGATATTGCTGCAATAAAAGCTAGAGAAGAAACTGGTTTACAAAAAGATTATTCAGCACAAAGAGCTTACGAGGATCTTGTAAAATCTAGAACAGAATCAAGAGCTGATTTAACAAGTTTTCAAAAACCTAATATAGAACAAGCTTATCCAAGAGAAACATCAGAGTATGATACTTATATTTTAAGAAATTTAAGAAAAACTGATAATGAAATAGGACAACAAATAAATTCAAATAATTATGGTTTTGTTCCTTTTGATCCAAAAACTGGACAATTTGATTTTGATGATTTAGTTCCAGGAGCATATTATTTCTATCCACCAAATAAAGTTTTTGTACAAAGCGTACCACCATCAGAAGGTGAAGAAGGTGGTATATATCAAATTAATCCATACACTTTTCAAAGAAGCAAAGTAGAATAGGTAGGAGGGCTGCATGGCATTTGATCCCTTCAAACCAAAAAAACCTGAACTAGATTATGGTAATCTGTACAGTGATACAGAAATACCTGAAGCAGAAGATAATAATGAAGTTTCAAATATCGAAGCTGCTTTATCAGGAGTATTATCGGGTGTAATAAAAATACCAGAAGGTTTTGTTTCATTAGGAGCAGAGCTAATGGATTATTCTGGTATATCAAAA